CAGGAGCATGATGATGCAGCAAGCCCAGAGACTACCGAGGAGCATACCGATTAGAAGGTCATGTCCCGTGGTAGTCATAGATCTAGATTAGCAGGTGTTGCCTGTGGTTGCCTAGCCGGCACGCAGCGTGTAGCTACGGCATTTGCGAGGTTGTGAATGTCCACTTGGGCGAAGACATCGACGGGTATGCCGGCCGCTTCTATTTCCTTTACGGCTTCATTTAGGTGCTTAGCGGCGATATGACGAGCGAGTACCCAGGGGTCAATTTTTGGTTGTGTCATTTTGTGTCTCCGGTTTTTAGGTCAATTTCAATACGAACGACTGGGGCGGTGTTTAGGGTTTCTTCAAGGCTATCATTCTCTGCGGCTATCGATTTGATAAAATCGATCATTTCATCCAAGGAGTAGAATGAGCTTAGTGAGAACAACCCGTCCCCCCTGAAGGTGGAAAGTAGAAACTTGGGCGGTATCATTTTGATGTCTCCGGCTTTACTTTTAGTTTTTTGGCAGCACTATCGAGGATGCGCATGGCCAAGCCCTCTAAAAGCAGGGCCTTGAGGGTTGTTTGTTCATTGCAGGCGAGTATTTGGGCTGACCGGTGTAGGTCAGCAGGGAAGTCGCGGATGAGGTATGTTTTTTTGGTCATATTGGCAGCCTTTTTGTTAGACATAAGTGACTAATATTTTATCGTTAGCGATAGCGGCGAGGTTACGTGGGCGCCTGTGAGCGACATAGTTTAAGTTACTGATATCACGGATGAGATCAGTGAACTGGGTGGTACGATGAATTTGGTGGAAGACTTGCTCTACTTTGCCGGTGGTGAGGTTAGTGATGTAGACGGTATCGTATATTTTTATGGTTCCCATGGTGTGTCTCCTTAAGGTTGTTATTTAGAACATGGTGATGATGCCCCAGAATGCCACGCTTACGAATGTTGCGAAGAGTTTAGGGTTCATATTGTGTCTCCGTTGTTATCGATTACCTACTCAATATAACCACTATACCTGAGATTATCACTATACGCAATAGGATTTGTACTATTTTAAACAGTACGCCGCTGTAGTTGTTATAAATGGTTGATTTTAAGAAGATAAATCTGATAAGAAAATAAAACTCCGCCGGGTTTAAGTACCACCGTGAGCGGCCGTGTCACGCTCCTTTGGACTCAGTAGTGCAGAAGCATCAGCATCGACAAGTAGCTAGCTGCTGACGCTCCGGCGGAGATATACCAACAACTATACCAGGGCTACACTATCCAAGCCAGCACAAAGCTAGCGCCTATGATACCAAGGGTTATACCGCAAATTTGGGTCCAATACTCGTCTTCGTACCATTTCATAGTGTGTCTCCTAACAACCATACCAGAACTCAATAGTGTCACCGGAGTCATCGGTAGGTTTTAGCGGAACCTTGAGATCTAATAATGCCTCTTCAGGAGCTCTAGGAAGCCCCTGTACAAGCTTATCTCTCTCAGACCCCATGATACCCCTCATCTCGGGGTGCGCGGAGTCCTGGAGGGCTTTTAGGCACACCCTACGAATCTGGAGTACTAAGAGTTCTGCCTGTTCCGGTTTATTAGCAATACGAAGCAAGTCCACCGCTAAGTCGTGGGCGGGCCGTAGTTGCTGTACGCGACGCAGGTCTACCTGTTGGCTTTGGGGGTCTGGGTTGTGTTTTGACATGCTTAGAGGTTACGCCAGTCCCGACTCCTGTACTAGCTGCAATTGAGCGGTAGAGCCCGAGCTCAGCTTTGACCTCATCGCAGGGTACGCCATGGTCGTAGAGCGCTGCTGCCACGCACTCCACTGCTATACTGATTATATTAGCGATATCTACTCTTTTCTCTACTGGTATGGTTCCCATTTGTGTCTCCGTAAATGGTTTTGCTTTAGTGCCAGCTCACCAGATTATCAGGGGTATGAGTATGATCACGCGCAGGGAGTGCATAAAAGCAGGGTTGATTAGCTATGATATAAGAGTTATGTTGTGAGTTCTTAGTGCATTCAAGGAGACACACAAATGACACATCAAGAGATACAAACAGCGTTTACGAGAATCAAAGAATTATGGCCACGAATTTACGCAACCAATGAGGTTCTTAACGAGTGGCAGAAGGCTTTCAACGCAATAGCCCCAGAACAGTTTTATAAGGCTCTCGATTTCTATATCCAGACCCAGAAAAACATTCCGCGCATCCCCGACATTTACAATCTATTAAAAAATATCCCGGGAGCGGGAGCGGATAGTGACTCATCTAAAAAATACGCCTTCAATCCACCCCTCGATGATAAATGGGGCTACCTAAAGATGCAGCTCGCTAAAGGGCTAGCCTACTGCCAGGAGCCACACCCCCAAGGGTTCATCGTCCGATGGGTACCTATCAAAACAACCTCCCCAGATGGCATCGTAAAAGGTAGAGCCGAAAAGATTGGTACCTGGACTCACCGGGAAGAGTCCGCCGATAGGTATACCGACCCTTATTCAGACCTACCCGAAAGCTCTCTCGGTAGAGGAGAGTCCTGGGTTTTTGGTTCTAGTATACCTAACTAAAATTCTTTCTCTCTCTTGTATTGGGGCGGCTATCCCGCCCCTCTTAATTAATTACATGACAAACTCTCTCTCTCTAGATACACACATCCGTGACATCTGAGAACTAAGAGCCTGTCGGCATGTATATTTAATCTATCCGGCGTTGCCGTTTGATAAAATCTATATTCTGTTAAGTAAATCTCTAAGAGAGCCAGAGAGAGAGTTGTAGAGATATAAAGAAGAAGGGGAAGAGGAAAACAGCCGAATTAATCCTGATTATTATATCATGGATTTTGGAAAAGTCAAATAGGTGGGGTGTTTGTTGGGGAATAGTGGGATTTTGGGAAGTGTACAAAGTTTGTACAGGTGATTAGTGGGTAATGTCGGGGGGTTAGGGTCGACTCGAAGGATTATAGAAGGGGTGGTTTTTGGGGGTTTTGGGTGGGGGCGTGGTTGTAGGTGTGGAATATTATTGGGATGTTTATTTTATGGGGATGGGGGGTGTTTTGGGATTATTTAAAGTAAGGAACGTTGGAGTGGCGCAAATGTCCGGCTGTCCGAATGTATGGGTATCCGGACAGCCGGACAGGGGGTTGACGTATAACCAAGGTAACCATATACTTGTATAACCAGGGTAACCAAGGTTATATGGAGGTGGTAGATGGTTGATAAGCTTAAGAATTACATAGTAAAGAATTTCCCGGATGAATTACACAAGAAGGCAAGGCGCTTTGCCTTTGAGAATGGCACAACACTCCGGTGGTTAATCCTCAACGGGCTCGAGATGCAGGTAGGTCCGATTGGCGAGGTTGTAGCCCCTGTAGGGCCTCTACAGGAAGCTGACGACTCTAAAGCGTGGAACAGGAAACCACCAGAAAAAGAGGAAGAAGTGGAAATCGAAAAGCCCAAGCAGGAGACTCCCCTAGAGAGAGCCACAAAGCGAGCCGAAGCAATGAAGCGCGGCGACGCGACTGCCATAAAGAGAAACGGGGACACGCCACCAGCTGAGTAATTAATATTATTCAATAAATAGTAAAGTATAACCCTTGACGTTATCCGGCTAATAGTGATAATGTTCAGGTTGTAAATAAGACCATAAAGGAGACATATGGAGCTAATTAAATACGACGATAAAGAAACGATTAAGGTGCTCAAGCAAACCGTAGCCGCGGGGTTATCCGATTCCGAATTCGCGCTCTTTGCTCAATACTGCCAGTCGACCGGCTTAAACCCTTTCAAAAAAGAGATCTGGGCTATCAAGGCAGGCGGCCGCTTACAACTCCTTTGCGGTATCAATGGCTACCTGGCCGTAGCTAACGCTCACCCCCAGTTCGACGGCATGGAATGCTCGGTAGACAACGACGAGAACCCTACGCGCGCTGTGTGTAAGGTCTATAGGAAGGATAGAAAATACCCGAGTGAGGGCGTGGCACTCCTAAAAGAGTACCGCAAAAACTCCCCCATCTGGAAAGAAATGCCAAGAGTCATGCTCACCAAGGTAGCTAAGTCTATCGCTATAAGGGAAGCCTTCCCTCAAGAGCTAAACGGCATATACACCCAGGAAGAGATGCCCCCAGAGTACAGTAAGGATACCAAGGCCGACATAGTCCGGCAGTCCGTCGTAGTTGAGGAGGCCGTTACCGCACCGTCAGGCGAACCCACGGACCACATCATTGAGACTCCTTGTAGGTTCGGAGGCGCGACCGTTGGCGATGCCTACGCGTCCGATCCAGACTGGTTAATTGCAGTGCACAATAACCCTAAGAAATGGGAGAAGATGACCGCCGCAGACCAGTCAGCTATTAGCAAATTCTGTAAGCAGATAATCACAAAGGCCACTACGCCACTACCTAAAGAGGCGCCTGTGGCTGTGGATGCAGATACTGAATTGTTTGAAAAAGGAAAAAAGTAATATGGCAGCAAAATTGGTTCATCGGTTTAAGTCAGCAATCAACTTCCGCGACTCGTTAGCACTGTTCGAGGGTAACGGTGGCTACTTTTTAACGTTGGAGAAGTCTAACTATGACAAGGAGGCTAAAGAGTGGAAGACTACGCCGTTTCTGGATCCGTCAGACCTTGCGGCCATCATGTCAACATGTCGGCAGGCACTCGCGTATATCGATGCTAACCCTATCAAGAAAGAAAAAGGCGAAGGTGGTTACGCACAAACCACACCACCAGATGGCGCAAAGGTTCCCAACGATGACGACATACCATTTTAGAGCTTAGTGAGACACCGCTACCCCCCGGCCGGATGATGTTCTGGGGGATTTTACGCACAAACCACACCACCAGCTGTTTCAAAGATTCGTAGCGATGACGATATTCATTTATAGGGGGGAGTTAATATGTTCGGGTTAATTTGGAAGTCCACACATCAAGACATACTCGCAGCGTTAGTGTCGGCACATCTTCAAGATCTGAAAGAGTTGCACGAGCGGTACAAGAGGCGCGAAGGAGAGGTTTTAAAGCCAGAACCTAGGGAGGAGCTCGAGGCGCGGCTGACGCGAATCGAGGGTGAGCTAAAGGCAACCCATGAGCTTGTTATGGCGTTGTCGAAGCAGTTGCTTCCCCGCTAACCGGTAGGCCCCGGCCGGATGATGTTCTGGGGGATTTTATGGGGTAGGAAATGAGCATATCAGAAAAAGAAATCAAGCTTAGGCGCGAATGGCTAGAGGAGTATCTAGCAACTCGAAAGTTGCATAGCTCATGCTATGCGTTCAGTTACACGCTGCCAGCAAGTTGGGATGTATTTGCAGAAATTAGAATGAGAGCGAACAAGCCAATAGATTTTAGGATACTAAGGCTTCCTTTTGAGTGCTTCCCGTTCGATATTCTCGAGTCGATTGATGATGCACCTGAGATATATCATGACGTTGAGATTGACTACGAAATTCGAGACCTGGGTGCTCATAACTCCTATATGATAAACCATCCAGAAACAGCAAAAAACCTTGGCCCATTCTGGAAAAACCTGAACCTCAAAGAGGTAATCGACGAAGGATACCTAATGGATACCTACGGGATAACACTTCGGCAGGCTCAAATTTTGGCAGAGGTAGATCTTCTATGAAACACTCAATCACGCAGGATTCTTGGAGATAATGACCTGACACTGGATTAGAGATGGATTACCAAACTACAACCTTCATACTCGTGCTTGTTGGCTTTGCCCTCGGACAGATAACGGCCACTGTGTTTATCAAACCCTGGATTCAGAGACGTTTTGGTAGGCGACCATGAGCAGAAGGATCGCAAAAGAGAGGTTCGTCCTGGCTGCTGTGGGATTGGCGGGATTAGTCACGGGACTAATTGCCATAGCTGCGACTTGGTTTCTCATTGCGGTGTTTTTTGTTCGGGTCGGGATACCGTGCATCAACAGCTTATTTGATAAGTAAATATGGGAGCAAAGATATGAAGAATAAAAACCCCGCCGATCTCACCAGTCGTAACAACAACGCTTGCAAAAAGGAAATAGCTGAGCTGAGGATGCAGGTTCTTGTACTAGCAAACGATGTAGCAACTTTACGGGACTATCTAATGGCAGGCTGTACCCCGTGGTGGACGCCCCCGAAGATGCGCATAGATATCGATACCGATTCAACCATTAAAACGGAGAAATCTAATATGAAAAAGAAAGGTACGAAGAAGGGCGGCAAAAAAGGTTCTTGTTAACAAGAAAACATAAACGATAGGCGCCCGGTTGTCATTCTGATGACCGGGCTTTTTAGAATCAAAATGATTATCACGACAAACAAACTGGAAGAGCTTAAAGCCTGTAAAGCTGGCATAGATTGGTTTCTTTCCCAAAAAGAGACTGATCTAAAGGCGATTTGCTATGCACTAGTAGAAGATAACCGAGCCAACTGGGCTAATTGGTTATTGGTACGGTGCTTGACTAAGATCCAGAAAGTTCAATACGCGGTTTTTGCTGCTGAGCAGGTAATACACATCTTTGAAAAGGAATATCCAGAAGATCCTAGCCCTCGCAAAGCGATAGAAGCGGCAAAAGCCTATATTCAAGATCCATCAGGAACAAACAGGGCCGTTGCTGCTTATGCCGCAGATGAGGCTTATGCTGCTTCTGCTGCTGCTTATGCTGCTTATGCTGCTGCTGCTGATGCTGCTGCTTCTGCTGCTGTTTATACTGCTTCTGCTGCTGCTGCTGTTTCTGCTGCTGCTGCTGCCTATGCTGCTGATGCTGCTGCTGCTTCTGCTGATGCTGCTACTGCTACTGCTACTGCTACTGCTGCTGCTGCTGCTCACAAAACTCTACGGTTAAAAATAATAGATTATGGATTAGGGTTAATTGAGGAATAACCATGACTAAAGAAGAAGAGCATGACGTATTCCTTCGACTGTTTTTTGAGCGCGCTCGTGTAGCGCAGCATGCTTATAGTGAGTTTTTCATGGAGGAGCTCCCAAAATCTACAGATAAAGAATTCGAGGCATGGAAAGTAACAATCAAAAAAGACAAAGAGGCGAAGCATGACTAAAGAAGAAGCATACGAGGTGTGGCAGTCTATAACTAGCCAGACAATGTTCTCGGCTTTATGGAAAAAAGAGCGAGATGCGCAGTATTTTGAACACTGGTGGAACGAGCGGGTTGAGAAACTCGCAAGAGATACACAAACGACTACAACAGGCGATGGAATACCTTATGAATATATATCGAGTACTAGTACTGCCCCTGATAGCTTTTTTGGCCGCGTTGCCAGTGGAGGCGGCGCCAAGGATACCAAGAGCTAAGGTTTTGGTAGTCCTCCTAGAGTCGCCAGGTTTGCCAGTGTGTGACCTAGAGATGGCATCAAAGGTTATCGACGGCGCTGTGCAACAAATGGCCCCAGCTGTGCGTGTTACGCCTACGCTGATGACGATACCGCATCCATTCCCAGAGCTTCAAGCATATGAGAGCAGACAGGCACTCGCACAGGCTTTACTAAGATTCGCAAAACGCGATATACGATTGCCACGCTTACGCATACACTTCTTAACCCCGCCACTTATTGGCCCCAATGGAGAATGGTATAGCTATGGCTATGGTCCATCTAGTTGCCAGCGTAAGCCTGTAAGCGTTAGTAGCTGCATAGAATATAACGATCTCGGTCAGAATAGAGTGATAGCTTCTGTATTCTCCATGGCTCATGAATCGCTTCACGGTATGGGTGCACGACATACGTTAGGGGGTCTTAGTATTATGGATCTGGATCCGCTACCGTTTAGTGTGGAGTATTCGAATTTACCAGTAAAGAAGCGAACAATTAGAGAGGTGCGGGAATGCCTAAAATAACCCCACTTACCAAAGACGAAATTGCCGAGATTGCCCAGGCTTATATCGAGAATTATTTTTATATCTTAGAAGAGCGCGGACACAATATCAGATTAGCAATGCTAGATGCGTATAGGGCTGGGTATCGCATGGGGGCTATGGAGCACGACAATGAGGATGATGACAATACATGACCAAAGAAGAGCTACTAAAAACATACGGCCTGGAATACAGAGGCAACCGAGACGTCTACAGAACAGGCGTCATGGCCTTGATAACGATAACTAAGGCCGAGGTGGAACAGCAGGCATCTCCGGAAATGCTTAACGATCTAATACAGCAGAGGATTTACGTAGCTCTCCACAGTCTTGGGAATGAATTGAAAGAAGTTCAGGCGTTCGATCCGTTTGCTAAAAATGGGGCTATGGAACACGACAGCGAGGAATCAGATTAATGATACTATGTGCCCATGTAGCTCAGTTGGTAGAGCACTTCCTTGGTAAGGAAGAGGTCACGAATTCGAGTTTCGTCGTGGGCTAACAACACGAGGTGAGGTACCGAAGTGGCTAAACGGGGCAGACTGTAAATCTGCTGGCTCACGCCTTCACTGGTTCGAATCCAGTCCTCACCATATAATAATATAAAGTCTAGGAAACCTGAGGTCTCAAATGCTATCCCCATGCTGTAATGTCCCAACCTTTCTGACTGGTAACGGCGCTTTTGTTGAGATTCGGCGTAAATGCTCAAAGTGTAAGCAAGAGGTAGTGATACCAAAAGGTGAAGCTGTAGTCGTAGAAAAAACGACTATTGAGGACAACCAAAACACTGATAAGGTGTACCTATACGAGCAATCAAAATAGGAGCCCTATGATCAAGAGTGTTCGCTTCAGTAACGTCTCTCAACATCAGCGTCGTGAGTATGGGGTAACTACAATCCCGTTTGCTAAGGGCGAATGGTTCGGGTCGCCAGCCTCTGCCCAGCTTGTGGCGAGGCCTGATGAGAGGGCCTTTTACTTACGTGCCTTTGGTGCCCAGTGGAACGACGGCTCGTATCGCTATGGACAGGCTTATGTGCCGCTTTTGATAGCCGGCAACTCCGAGCACGTTGTACAAATAGACGTACAAACCAATCAGAATGAGGTAGCTCCGCCGCCTCAAGTGCCTACGGTAATCCCTATGGCGTTTCCGGCGCCCGTTGGTATTAATGGCGCGACTGTACCAACTAGCGCAATCACTACAGAATTGATTGAGACAAACCCAGCTCGCACGGTACTGCGCGTACGCTATCGCACTGGTAACTTTGTGGTGTGCCTCTATCTCTACATTTATGCTGACCAACAACTTGTGCCAGTTGAGATTCGCGTCACCGGTTCTAATCCGCAGATCCCCGATCTTGTGTATCCGTGTAACTCAATACTCCTCGGCGTTGTTGGTACAGCTATCAGTGTTTATGGCGCTCCTCGGCGTGGGGCATCTAGGGTTGACGCTTCCACTGTGGTTCTCGCAAGTAGCACAAGCTTCGGGGATGGCCAGTCGCAATGCTGGTACTGCAATGCATACCTCCCAGGTAATAGCCCATATAACCAGCAATCGGCTGAAGCCGGTCCGCTCAATGGAATATCCCTAGATTGGCGAGCATCAAGAGCATATGGCCCTTTTGGAACCCTACCGTCAGCGCTGACGCAAGATCCTGCGCTCAAGGCTCAGTATGCAGCCCAAGCTTATTCACAGTTTAGGCAATTTAAATCAAGCGCTGGTAACTTATGGGATGACATGCCATTAGGGCTTACAAAGCTTCCAGGTGCTGCCGGAGATCAGCGCGACTTCGGGATGATTTCAGCCCTTGATGCTATTGACTCAGGGCGACCGGAGCTATTAGAAATCTACAGGTTTAATGCGCTTGAAGATGCGATGAGGCCGGGGCACTACTGCGAGATTGACGGTCAGCCGGTCAAAGCCTCTGCTCATCCTAATTGGATTTCGTGGTCTGGCCAAACGCATTGGCATCCTGTTGTGTCGACTGACAGGCTTGGCAAGACTGAAGTGGCTGGAGGGCCTCAGTGCCACGATTGGAGTGGTAAAGACAATGAGCATTGGTCGTCAAATCTGCTATCAGCGGCGGCGCTCCTTACGCACTCATACCAGTTGGTAGATGAGCTCAATACGGAAGCCGAGTTGTTTCTATCGTGCTGCACAGTCCCAAGCATGAAGCCGGGGTGGGCCACTAACTCCATGGGGCCAGCTCGTGCGATTGGGCGGACTTACAACGCCATGGCGCAGAACTATCTGATTACGGGGAGGGCTGATATCCGTGCCCGTGTACTTGCTCGCACGCAGGAGTGTATAGCTCAACAGTGGCGTGGTCGTGCTACATCGCCAGTGCGGCCTCTTACCGTTATTGGACCTGATGCACGGCAGCTGCCAGCCCATGAGAGTTGGTTGCCATGGCAAGAGTCTCTCGGCGTGCCAGGATTAGAGGCGTGGTATCAAGTAACTGGCGATGGTATCTACCGTGAGCTGGCGGTTTTTGTAGCCGAGAGTATGGTCAAATATGGGTGGCGAATAACTACAGCGCCGGGTGGTCAGATAGCCACTTACGACGTTGGCAATGCGGTAAGGTGGTATCCTGATGGTACGCCAATTACGCCCGAGCAATATTTCGACACTACGCAGACGTACTACAACCCGAGCCAGATCATGAGCCTTTGGACTGTCACGACACTCATGATAGTCAAAGACCACTACGAAGGTATCGTGGCGGCAGACGTGCGTCAGCGTGCAACCGAGCTGCTAGGGCTCATCACAGCGGGGCGCACTGGTGTGTACGATCGCATGGGTGAGTGGTTGGTGTAGCCATAAAAAACCCGCGTGACGAGTGCATTATCGTCGGCGCGGGAACATGGGGAGACACACCCAGGTTTTTCAGATCTTATTATGCGGCATCAAGTGCGTCAGTCTCAGCAAGGACTGCTTCGCTCGTAGCCTTATTGGCAACCGCTACACCCTCGGCGCAGTACAGCAGGCCAGTCCCTACGAGTTGCTCCTGAGTTACTGGGCTACCAACCTGGAGTGACTGGGTAAAAGCCCGAATCTCATCAAGCTTTGCATCGAGTGATGCCAACACGAGGCCGGTCTGGTTTTGTACTTCTGCTATCTCTGCGACGGTGGCGTTTACTTCGGTAATGGTAGCCATAAGATTTGAATCCTTTAAAATGTAGTCGATTAAACTAGTTAACCAAGAGCGGCTAGCGTCACAACCAGCGTTCATATGATTTGTCATGCCGCGCTCCCGGGTCCCTCTAGATTTAGTCTAATTGAATCATGGGGATAGCACTAGTAAAACTATTAAGTAAAGATAATCCCTTTACTCATTTACAGCATCGTACGATAGTACAGATGTAAGAAGGATGAGATTGATACTTAAACAACTACAAGGAGACACCTTTTATGAATAAGAAACTTTTGGCAACTTGGGGCTCTATCTGCCTGCTCTCAACTGGATGCATGCAATTAACCGGTGCAAAGCGCATCGATGCCTGGGGTCTTGTCATCGATAGCAATAGCGGATTCGAGCTGTCAGCCGGCGCTATGCAGTATGATGGTGCAGACAACCGTAAATCAAAGATGTCAGAAGGTCGCTCACAACGTACCGCTGCCGTCAAGGATGATGCCCACTACTAACTAATAAGGAGACTACCATGAGCATAAAACTATTTACCGCCGAACGTTCACGCATCGCTCTTAAGGAGCGGTGCCTTAAAGATCGCCTAGCACAACGCCCGGCGAACATATCCAAAGAGCAATTCGAGGCTGCCATAAGAATCGCTATCACCGACGCTGCCGCTGACGCCATCATGCTGGCTAAGCAGGTCATGCGTGGTCATAGCAGTGCCTACTTCATGCCAGAGGGTAACGAGGCTTGCGGTGTGGCAATCTTAGAGGCTCTCGAAGCAATCGACGTGCAGCACATCATCGCCTCATGCATTACGTTACAGACGTTATCAAAGGAGCCAATATGAAACTATTTATAGCAAAGACAGTAATCTTGTCATCTCTATGCGGGATGGCATATTTGGGAGCGGGGCCTTTATGGCAGATTACCACCGCTCAAGCTTCATCAGTCTATGAGCAGGCCATTGGCAAGCTTACTAGAGTCGAAGTTATCAAGGAATATGTGCAGCCCGTAGAATTATCAACAGACGAAATGCTTGAACGAATATCTATCTCTATGTCCATAAACCCAACGATAACCAAAGCCATAGCTCGCCAAGAGTCTGGCCTAGCTTATCGCGCGGATGCCTTACGATTCGAGCCTCACCTAGAGGCGCGCTTTGCTAAGATGGCGAGAGGCCCGGAAGAGCGGCGCATGCTCGCTACAAGCATCGGAGTAATGCAGGTCATACCGGGCTTTCACTTAAAGACATGCAACTTAACCTCGTATGCTCAACTGTTCGATAAGCGGATAAATATCACCTGCGGTCTTCAGGTACTTAAGGCTTGCCTTGAGCACAATAAAGCCTTACCAACCGCCCAAAGATTCCGTAGAGCATTTGTTTGTTACAACGGATCAGAGGAGTATGCAGACGATATTTTTAACCACATCGGCCAGATAGTCCTCGAGGAAGGCATTCAGTAAACAACTAAGGAGACACACATGAGATACATACTAATATTTATATTCACATTCAGCATTGGCATCCTATTCAGCATGCGGGCTTTCGAGCCCCGCATACCTACAACTTCCCGCGCCTCAGTCTGGGCCCTCGATAGTTCAAGCTATCAGCTCGACGGCGCTCTAACCGACGCACCCCTGACCGAGGATTCGCCCCCAATGGAAAGCCTGGACACCAGCGATCAGCAAGCCCTTCAAACCCTTTTAGATTTGGTGGATTAGTCCATTCAAATAGGCCCATTTTCTCTATTTTCTGCGTTATCTCAGCTACGGGGATATCCAACGTTGAGCAACACCAATAAAAAGAAAATGGGCTTTCTTTCTCATCCGAGAACCAGAACACCGCCTCACGCCTAATATTACGCTCTCGGTGGTGCAAATCTTCTAGAGCTCTCCACAATACTGCGGAGACTAAAGACCGCTCGGTGATCGAGTCGTCGTACTGCTCGGAGTACGCGGCCATTCTATCGATGCCGGACTCATTCATTATCCGGCGAAGCTCTGAGCTCATCAGCGTTTAAAAAGTATTTCCGCGACCACGTCCCCACAAGATTTGATAGCTTACGCTCCGGGATACCCCAGGCTTTGGCCAACTGTAATACGGTTACCGGCTTCTCGCCGCGCTTATTTCCTATATGCTCCTGATACCTCTGACGTGACCATCCAAGAAGCTCTATGGCTTCCTTGCGGGACATCTTTGTTGAGAGGCGCAAGTACTCAATGAGAGAAATATATTTTTGAGTCGATTGCATAATTGGTATTCCCAGAATATCACGGCACTAGTATCGTGTAAAGATATATGCTTGCAACTACGGAACATCAAGAGCAATGTGCTTTCATCGAGTACGCGCGGTTTAAAGCTCTTCTCGATTCGCGCTATGAATGTGTAGCAGCAACGCCCAACGCTGGGAAGCGGTCGCCTTTTTCTGCGATGCGGTTAGTCAAGGAAGGCATGTCTAGGGGTTTCCCGGATGTCAGTGTTCTTGTCCCGAATGAGCGCCATCACGGCCTCTTCATTGAGTTCAAAATAAAACCAAACAAGGTAACGCCGGATCAGGCCGCTTGGTTAAAACGACTTGCACTTAACGGGTACTATACTGCGGTGTGTTGGTCGGCGGCTGAAGCTATTGAGCTCGTGGATAAATACTTGGATAACAAACTTTAGCGCGCCCCTTGGAATTGGATTCCACTTGGAGTGATTGATAGATCTTTGTTTGAGTCTTTGAGTAGCAGTACGATTATGAAGATACTGAGAGCTCCAATCATAATTATGTGCGTGACGAGAAGGGTTCTGTTTAACTGTCGCACCCCTTCGGCAATTACCGGCAAGCTATCTATATGCCTAAAGTCGTGGAGGCGCTCCTGTACGCCCTGTACGACGGTAGTATAGTCGGCGAGTGTTTCCATTACGCGACCAAGTTTATCCTCTAGGCCGTTTAGGCTGTGCGTGCTCATGTCTTTACGGTTCCATACTTATCTATTTTCTTCAGTTTTGACAGCACCCCTGATGCGTAAACCTTGCCGTGCTGTCCTAGATACGGTCGAATATCAGCCAGCGTTTTACCATTATAGAGCTTAAGGAGCGTCTTAATCCTGCCGGGGCCACTGTGGTAGGCTGCGAGACCTAATTCAGTGTCGCCGCCAAACATGTCGATCATCTGCTTGAGGTAGTGGGCCGCAAAACGTGTGTTGGTTTCAGGGTCTTTTAGATCGTATTTGGTTATGCCTAGCTCTTTAGCAATATCCTTGGCCGTACTTGGGAGTACCCCATGGAGTCCCTGGGCGCGCTCACCGCGAGAGGTCATGGGGTGCACGACGTTGGGGTTGCCAGAGCTTTCTTGGAGGCTTACAGCCTTTAAAAGCTTCGTGAAGTCATCAGCTTGTGGCAGCGGCGGGGTTCCTTCCTTCATGCGTATGGCCTCCTCTATGGCTATATCGACGGGGTCGGTTGATGTAAATTGTTTAGCTTTACTAGTTGGGGTAGGCGTGATAGACTTAGGGGATGACGTTTCAAGAGATAATTCTTCTGGTGGTGATATTTGGCCTTCTGATGGGGAAGGGGAGTCCATTTGACTCCGCATGGAAGTAATAACCGCCGGCAGTAGCCTTTCATAAGCAATCTTCATCTGCGCATCTGTCGCAGTGTTCGCTAGCATCTTGAGCGTTTCCGGATCAGCCATTCCCCTAAGAACCTGATCTCTAATTAACCCCTCAACTTTATTAGCAAGACTAGATACTCCTATCGCTGTGCCCGTAGCTGCCACTCCATAGGGACCAGCCATTACAGCAGAGCCGCCAAGGCCGAGCTTACTACCGATTAGCCTTAGAAGCCTTCGAGGGCCTTCCGATATGAACCTATTCGCTACCGTTAACCCTTGAGTCGTATACGACCGACCCTTACTTGCTCTTGCTGCCAACTCATCAACCCCTAGCTCTGACCGAATGCTATTAACCACGCGCTCAAGTTTGTCGGCGTCACCTTTGAAAAATTCCTTGAGCATCGGCTTCTCTTTGTCGTAAGCCTTCACCCAAGCCTTGTAATCCTTAGCTTTAAATACCTTATCAATAGCCGCACCCCGTGCTTGCGTAACCAGCTCGGGTTTATCGCTAAACGCCTTCATATATTGCGCCGCTGATTCTTGGTTGCGAGTGATAACCGCCGGGGTAGCTTCATTCGACAACTCGTAGCCACCAAGTGTATTCCCGCGCTTTGTTATCTTCTTTATAGTTGGCGTCGCGAAAGTTTCCTTCATCTCTCGCCATCCAGCCGCTGCCTTAGCGAGCGCATCCGAATCAGCCTTACTTAACGAACCGTTGGTAATAGCTGCCTCTTGAGCATCGCCCAGAGCTTTTTTAAGCTCCGTCAAAACTGGGATCTCTAAGGCACTAGAGTTTTGCCTATAAAGCCCATCGGTAACGGCTCTAATATCTTGCCGCATCGCCTTTATATCGCCAAGGGTTACCTTGCTCTCGCCGTTTATAACCTTATCAAAAACTAAATTAGCCTTTGAGTCTGGACTAAGAGCGCTCTTACCAAAAATGGCTTCTTGTTTCGCTGCGCCAGACATTTGCGCTGGCTCTATATCAATCATCCCTTCCAAAGCTAAGTCATCATAAGCTTGGCCTGCCGATTTCTTGGCCGCCTGTACGATCGCTTCTGCTTCCGGCTGTATCAGTGCCCCCCTAACATTTGGGGCAACATCATCAAGCGCATCGGGCGCAATCTCTTGTATTAAGCTTCTACGAGTATCCTGTCTCCCTGCTAGCATAGCCTCTAGCGCATTCGTGCCCTCGCCGGGATCTCCACGCATATGCACCTGAAAGCTTGCAGCGCTTGGAGTGTCAGCCATCTCGGCATAGGTAAGCGGAAGGGCATCATCAACCTCTCCAGCTAGCGCACGAGCTAGGTTATCTCGACCTTCAGCGCCTGCGTTTCTCAGTAAATCATTACCCGCCGCGACTCGAACAGGACTCAACACTTTTTTGCCTAAGCTATACGCCATCCCGGGTACTATTGCTCCCGGTAAGGCACCAGCCCATTCAGGTAAGCCTACTTCGGTTGCCCCAAACGCACCTACTCCAGAACCGACGGCACTAGCTACGCGAGTGCCCAATGCTCCGCCAGGGATAAGCGCACCCGGAGCGTACTCGGCAACTTTACTCACAAGACGCTGGCCCATACCCTCAGGCATAGGCTCGCCTATCCTCTCACGGCGATAATCTTCAGTTGCTTGAATAACTGGAGTAACCGCATCACGTAGATACGTAGAACTAGGATCTGGTAGCTTTCCAGTTGCTAACGCCTGCTCGGCCTGCTCTCTAGTAGTGATTCCACGCATCCCCATCGGATCGGCATAACTATTAATGGCATCGGTTGCCTTATCACCCAACCATGCCCCTAAATACCCAAACCCTTCGGGGATCGCGGTGGTCCCTTTAATGAGTGATTTACCAATTAATTCGCCCCACCCTTGCGGTTCAGGCGGTGGTGCCTCTGGCCCTACAGCAATAGCCTCCCATTCGTCATCAGACGATCCAGCCGATGGCCCTACTGCTATGGTTTCCCATTCTTCTTCAGCCATCTTTCACGACCCTTGTTTTACCAGTAACTTTACTACGCTCAAGCCTGTGCCCCGGTGGCACGCTTGGATCAACCTGAAGAGAGCTTGCTGCCCCCCCAAGCTCATACGGCTTAAGTGTCCCAGCTTTAATTTCATTAGCTACTCGCATCTGCGTATTAATCATTCGCTTCTCTGCGTCGATGAAGTATTTAAGCGTCCGCACCACTTCTTTACCTGTCATGGTAGCATCCCCGGCTACGATAGCTTTGAGCCTCTTCATTTGAGCTTCTGGAGCTGCCGCACCGGTAACGGAGTTCACTAGCCGCTCGGTTAGATCGTCGATATCTCTTCGGGCCCCAGTTTTATCGAGAGTCGCGAATAAGCTGCTACCCTGTAGCTCTACCCACGTAGGTTTTTCTTTTTCGATCTTAGAGATAACTTGCTCACCTCGATCCACAAGATCCATAGATTTACCGATTTCTGTAGCTAGTGGGGCGGATATTCCCATATCTATCTTCGTACCACTAGGATTGAACTGGCCCTTAATCCTCTCCTTAGCCTCAAGAATCTGGTTGTTCGCCGCCAGCATTTCAGGATCAACCTCAACCCCACCCGTAGGCGTAGCTCGCAAGCTTTTGCCCATGAGGAACTTCTCCATGGCTGCAGCTTGCTTCGCTGTTTCAGCCGCGGCCTTCTTCTCAGCTTCAGCCCTTACCAAGCCCTGCAATAGGTCCGTTCTCCCAGTATCAGCCGACCAGCCTTCAGGCATCTCGCCGCTGGCGTATGTGCCTTTTAATAGCGGATTCTTGGAATAATCCTCGAAGGCCTGTTGTGTCGCCTGTTTCTTCCCGTAGCCCATGAGCCCACCACCGAGTAGCCCCTGGATAAACGGGATGCCAAACGCCTGTGCATTTGTCTGTGCCACTGGTGTTTCCAACTGCATTATCTGTGCGCCAGCCTGTGCCCAAGGGCTTTTCTTTAGGTAACTATCGGTACCACCGTAAGACCCTGCTAGTAGCTGCTCGATCGTTACCATTGTCATTTGCCCCCGAAATAATTACCGAGGAATGCGCCACCCGCTACGCCGCCTATCTGGCCAAGCGCGCCAGCCCATGGATTAGTCTGGTTACCACCTTGTCGTGGCTGGTTTTGCCAAGTCCATTGCTGGTTACCTCGTGCGCGTTGGTCCTCAAATGCCGCTTGCTCCTGTGGGCTACCAAAGCCACCATACGCCGGCGGCTTCATCGCCATAGCCTGTGCCATTGCTGCTGCATTATTACGATCTGCCTGCTGCGCATTCTGGCTATACTGTGCGTTTTGCGAGGCCATCCCCGTCTGTGCGCCCATCAGGGCATTATAATCCTGGAGCCCTTGGCCACGCTGCTGCATCTGGTTGCCATAAGCATCTTGGCGATACTGGTTACCAAAGTTGTACTTGTTTGATTGCTCGTTCATGTAGTTATTGCGAGCGCCTTCGCCAACGTCAAAGAACTGCTGTGCATTGGTGCCAGAGATCGCACTAGCTTGAGTTATAGCAGCATCTTTTCGGTCGCTTTGTGACTGTTCAAGGCGGCTCTTTTCGCTGTTATATACCTGGCTACCTGGCACCCAGCCACGGCCAGCAGCCATTTGCTCGAAGTCTTCTTTCTCGCGATCGAAGTCTTTCTGATGGCGATTCAGATACGTGTTATATGTTTTCTCAAGCTGCCCCTCGCGCCACCTCTCGAAATCCTGACCGACAACAGCCTGAGGAGCGCTTTCCCAATCAATAGCACCAGGCGCCTGTGGTAGCGCGTCGAAGTTTACCGGCTGGCTAAAGTCTTTATTAACCTGGTCAAGCGCTTTCTTCCCCTGCTTTCGTAGGCGCAAATCCTGATTATTCGCTCGATTTACAAGCTTGCTCTCAGTAGGATTCAAGTACGGCCGGTTACCCTGCGCCGCTTTCTTTTTACCTGCAGGGGCCTTACCGGTCACGCCCTTAGCTTTATTAGCCATAACATCACCCTCCTAATTGTCCACCGTATAACCCACGCCGCTTATTAGGAGGCGCTCCAGTGACTCCAGCGGCCTTTCTCCCTGCGAACGCCCCACCACCCTGCGGACCTTTCGGTGGCATATACGCTGGCGGGGGCGCTGACGCTATCGGGCGCGCTGGCATGCCTTGAGGAGGCTGTTGAGGGCCCCAACCCTGCGGCGGTTGTCCAAGCGATTGCTGCGCCATTTGACTACTGTATCCCTGTCCGTTGAATGGACCATCACGGCTTGCGATGTAGTCGGCAGTCCGCATCTGACCAGACGGCATCCCCATCTGCTGCATCATCTGACCACGGCGCTCGTCAAACTGTGGGTTGCCGCCAGCGAACATGCTTGGGTTACCCATCGGGTTACCGTTAAACGTGCCGCGTCCTGTCGGAGGATGATAGTTCGGATCATCTGGACCACGGCCTGGAGGCGCGTCTGGCCCAGGCATCTGAATAGGGTTGTTACCCGTAGGTCCACGCCCTGGTCGCGTACCACCACCACCACCACCAATCGGTTGACCAGTGCGCTCATCAAAATTTGGCGTACCACCAGCAAACATGTCCGCGCCGGTTCCTCCACTCATCATCGGGTTTGCCATACCAGTGCGCTCGTTAAACTGCTGGCTACCACCAGCATAAGCAGGGCCACCAGTCGGAGGTTGTCTACGAGGTCCCTGCATTGGCCTTGCTGGTCCGGTAGGCATCCGCTCGGAGCGGACAACTCTCCCGTCAGGGCCACGGTACATACCAGGGGATACTCTCTCGTAGTTAGCCATAAAAATACCTCTTAATTATAAATCTCCATCATTCCAGATAACTTCCGTAGCCTCTAGCCTGATTCTTTTAGTCGTTACGGTTCCATCAATCCTAATAGACGCACATCTACCAATACCCTGTAATCCAATACGTGGTGCATACAGCTTATACGATGTGTCACCTGTTATCGTAGTGGTGTTAGTTGCTGTTGTGTCCTGATAGTCAACGTCAGCCCCCATAGTGAGAGAAAGCGTTTCTGACTGCTTAATAATGGGGCGCGCCTCAACAAACTGTTTAGAAGTAGAGCGATCACCGAAGTAGTTATAGGCGGGGCGAAGCTTAATAGTGCGGGGGAGGATTTGTCCTGCATTATTAGGATCCTCATCGTAATCACCCGTCATTTCAAGGATTGTCCCGTTATCTGACCCAAGTAAAAGTCGCCCCTCTACGGTTGCCATTGAATAAACAGCTAAGCCTGTCCATTTCCACCAAGATTTTGTGGGGACGTGGTACACAAGCTGCTCAGTCTCTGGAGACGAGATGCTCGTAGACGTTGGATAAGATAGGATTATAAGATTCTCTTCTTGCCACCAGACTCCCGTAAAATAAACAGAGGATGTTTCGGTTGTAGGAGATCCCGTAAACACAAGATCTGAGAAGCCAGCAAATTCTGAGCTTATAGACTCAGATAGGTATGTAATAGAAGCTTGCCCCTGCATTATATCTAATAAAGATACCAACCCGTTAACTGTAAAAATTAATAAATCTGCTCCATAGTTTATAAAGCACCGCGTCCCGCACGGCGGAGATGTATAATAGTGCCCGATTAAGGCCCAAGTTGGAGAAGCAGGGTATTCTCCTGAAAAAACAAGAATTTCTCCCAATACAGATATAACTATAAAAAGCTCTTCGGAGCTAATACCGCTTCTAGTCAAACTTCCAATATAGGAGACTTTACCTCCTTTTTTTAGCAGGGATTCTATGGAATAGACGTTGGCAGCGGGCATTGCTGCAACACTATCAACATCCCCATAGTATATTTTTACAGTATAAGCTGAACTTGGTTGTGTTATCCCATAAATCCTGTTTCTATAAGTTGTAAGAAATTCAATGCTAGGATTCGGAAGCGCTACCGCAGTCTCTAGTGCAGCTACCCCATCCCAAGATTTCATATACCACCCGCCCCCGCCAGCCGAGTCACCAAGGTAGAAACAAGATCCCTTAAATGAAACGGGGATTGTTGTGATATAGTCGAGATTGTTGATATGCGCCCCTGGCCCAAGGACTGTTCCTGTTACGCCAGTAGCATTAAATCCGAGAGCAGATTGGAATCCACTAATATTATCGAATCCGCAGATTGCAAAAATACTATACCCGCTTGTAAATAGGGGCACAGCCGTAATCCCTGTCACCTTACCAGTGGCCCCAAAAATATCAAACATTCCACTTGTTACGATACGAGTCCCATCTCTTAGTTCAACGCCACCGCTTTTACCTACAAAGTTCTCCGTCTCAATCGCATACAGCGGATCCATCCCCGAGATGGGATCCTTCGTGTTCCACCCATTCACCGGCGGTGGAATCGTAGCGCTGTTTGCTGTTGAGCGTTTCGGCATGACTTAGCGGTATGCCCCCTCACGTCTAAAATCATTGTAGCGCTTGGCTTTTGCTTCCTTGGATACGTCGCCAGTCATTGGCAGATTAAAAGCTCCGCCACCGGTTGATGGTGGCACAACCACTACAGGCGCGGGGGCTGCCATCTTGGTGCTCGTAGTTAATCCAGGTTGTGGGTTCACAACGGCGAGCGTGGGGCTAGCACCAGACAATAGCGCCTGAATCTTGGCGGTTAGATCCGGTGTTTCCTTTAAGCTTATTTGTCCGCGACCTTCGCTAACAGCGCCAGCATCAAGATAGGCTTTTGCAATATCCTTACGCTGACCTTCGGAATATTTACCAAGCCAGTCATTCCCATACTTTTCACCAAAAGCTGAATAGCCCCAAATATCCTCAGGATTAAGATCCTTCACGTCACGACTACGGGCAAATGTTGGATTACCATACTTACCAGCGGCTATCTTTGCCTCTTCAATGGCGACAAGCTCATCTTTGCTGCGGCCACGCGTTAACTCAGGAGCTCCTGCCGCTAACTGGTCCCAGCCCGTAACTCCAGCTTCTAAAAGCTTCTTTACGCGACGCCCTTCTTCCTTATAGCGATCCTTGTCACTCATGTTGTTGGCGAGACCGATACCACCACCGAGAACCCCGCCTATAACAGCGCCAGGAACACCGAAGTAAGACCCCATGGCAGCACCAGAGGCAGCACCCTGCGCAATCCCACGGCCCCCACGGCGCTCGTTTTTGAAGAGGTCATACGCACCCATGGCGCCAGCCATCGGGAGAAGATAGTTACCCGCGGAACCCACGCCACTAAAAGAGAATCCGCCGGGAGTTGCTGGTACCTGCCCAGGATAGATAAGTGTGCCGTCAGCGTTCTGCCCAATAGCTGGAAGGCTATCGACAAACGCGCTCGAGCTGCCCCCAATAGTTGGAGCCTGTGCGGCCTGGGTAGCTACCTGCTTAGCCACTTCTTTAGTCGCCACATCTTTAGCAACCTCTTCGGTGGCTTTCTTGGCTAGGTACTTCTCTATGAGCTTTTTACCAGCAATTGACCCACCAAGTCCCACAATCTGGGCAGCTGTGCCACTCGCGGCCGATGGCGCCTTCTCCTCGTAATCACTTGGAGTATATGGCCCATATTCCTCAAGGCGGCGTCTCTCCCCTTCCGCCAAAAGCCTTTGATACTCATCGAAATTATAGCTCATATGTTGTAGTTACCCTCTGGATACGACCACAACCCAATCATGGCCGGGTAATTACCGGTGCGAGATACGTTCACGACACTAGCTCCCAACAACCTGGATTTGGCCATATCAAGCTGCTGCATCGCGTCTGCTTTTAGCCCTTCAAAATCAAGCCCGCGCTCCTGCTTGAATCGCCAGGTGGTGCCGTCTTCAATCATTCGAGAATCAAGTATTACTTGGTCGGTATCGTTGTTGTTTACCGTTGTACTGTCGTACGGCACATTGGTAAATGTCCAAGTTATGGATCCATCTGACTCTGATCCGCTCGTTACGGTAGGCGCTGTGGTCCCCGTAGTCGCTGCGCCAGTTCCTACACGAGTATAGATATTGCCGTTATAACTACACGCTCCATTACCAAGCCACGAAGTTGATGCAACCCAGGTCTTAGGTGCAAACGTAGTCTTAGAGATATACTCATACACACAGATCTGCCCGTTCTCCGAGCTTGATGGTGTTGGATCAAAGAACATCTGCTTGTCGGTCCAGCCCTTCACCCTGATACGCTGACGCGGTAGCGATGCAATAATCCCGCTCTTATATTGCTGCCATAGAACCGCATCAATTGGGCCAATAAGTGGCCAGTGCTGCGTGCGGTTCCAAAAGGTTTCGCTCTGAAATAGATCTATATCTGTTGGTAGCACGTACGATGCGGTATCAGTTGCTAGCGTAAAAGTGTATTCCTTTTGCAGTTCAGGCCATGCGAAATCCCTCGCTAAGTCCTGCACGGTCTGGTTAATCATCGCCAATATAAGCAACACATTTGCGTCAGTGTTCCCGATGAGCGTTGCCGGCTGTGGCAATTGCAACCTTGCCGCTACGGCTTGGCCTATCTGTAGAATCGTAGAATATGCCATTAGTATGCGCTCCCCAGCGCTATCCAGCGGATCCCGATTTCTTCTTTAACTATTACCACGCCTGTATTAACTGGAATCACCAGCCCAGCGTTTACAGCCATCGCGTTTATATAATTACCTACCGCTGGGAATAACGTCATTGCTACTCCTGAGTCGTTCCTGATGTAATACGTTGATTGTGGGACAGTGCCCTGTAGTGGCATCCTTGCACAAAATGCCACGCCAGCTGTGCCAGTTACAAAACGCGTTATGGTATAAGTAATCTCGGCCGCAGTAGCCTGGTCAACTCCCGCTAGCGCAATGCTTCCAGCTGCTACGGTCTGCCCTAAAAACGGTGCTTGCCTTGCCGGTATCCCGATCTGTACAAGGTCAGATACCAGTGCCACGAAGCCCCCATTTTAAAGATAGGTCAAATTAACTGCCTGCTCAGCAAGCGCCACCGCACCAGTATCTGCATCTGCCATACCCGTAGTCAGCGCAAGCGCTATCCCAGCACTGAAGTACATGCCATCAGGTCCAAAGTTTATCGTGATTGGTGAAAAACTAGCCGCAGGAATTGGCATCGTAAAAACAGGGACAGTTGTGCCTACCGTTGGCGCAGTCGCCAGGTTATAGAGCTTTATATACCTGACTGCCGCATTGATATTACCAACCGTAAGCGTAAGCACCTGCCCGGGGGCGGCCTTTACACTCGTAGCGTTAGTCGTTGCTGCCGATATGAGCTTAAACGGTATACCGCCTGATGATGGTGCTGACATAACTTACCCTCCACTACGTCTATTGATTACGTGGCAGGACCAACACCCACGATACCTATCCAGGTGGTAGCAAGTACTCGGGTGAAGATACCAATCTGGTCGGTGGCTGCTGCCAAGGTTATACCTGCGCCAAGGCCTGCAGCGTTAATGGTGCTGCTCGCATCAGGTGGGTACACTTCGATATCGTTAGCTGCGCCGGCATTCTGCACAATGATGGACCCACCTATTGGGCAATTCCAAAGCTTCACACCAGTTGATGCCGCTGCAGTGGTTACAAGGTTCGTGACTGACGCAAGCTGGAGAGCGTTTGCTACCGTAGTACCGACAGCCGTCAAGCCAGTCGCTACTGACTGCGCTACTGCAGTTCCGGCTCTCTGCAAAAGAAGATTCCCGCCGCGGGTGGAGTTCTGAGCGAAATCCCCGTTAGAAAGAAGCGTAAAATACGGATTTCCACCAAGGTTAAGAGAAACGGCAGTGGAAGAATTAATAGTCGTTTCATCACTTGAATTAACCTTGATAATATCAAGGTTTGCTGAGTTGGCGGCGTTACGCCATTGAAGATATGCATCGTTGGCATAAACGATGCCAGCGCCAGCTAATCCCGCCACCTGCTCAGCAAGCGCCGCCGGCATACCCAAGCCCATAAGATTCTGAATAGCCGTAGCCCTTGAAACTGCCATAATAGTTCTCCTACTCTTCTTACTTAATTATGCTGTGATTTGTGAGCTGTCTTCTAGCTTTCTTGGTGGTCGACCACGACGGGGCGATGTTTGATCCTTGTCGCCCGAGTCAGCTGTAATGGCTGACACCTTTGAGGATAGCTCAGACAATTGCTTTTGTAGAGAGGCAATCTTTTCCTCTTTATCCGCAAGCAAAGCCTCAGTCTTAGCCGATGGCGCCATCTGGTCAATGCGACTTAAGAAGGCTATGGCCTTTTTCTTGTCATCCATGCCACCCATACCAAAGGACTGTGCAGCATCATCAGTTAACGCCGCCACCTGCTCGACATACTTAATGTTCCAACGGGCATAGTTTTCAACTTTGCTCGGGTCATTCTTGAACATAAGAATAAGTGCTGTACCCACCAGGTTGTCGGTGTTACCAGCAACGAACGCATTCCACTGCGGCGTATATTTTTCAATATCAGAGTTCGGTGCCAACCAGTCCACTTTCCACTTACCAGTGGCTTCGTCAAAGTGAACTTTATCCCTAATGCGACGAGAGACTACAGAGTTCCCGAGGTCCCACTCTTTAAAGATCCACACAAAGTTCTCTCGGACAATCTTGCCCATGTCACGAGTCTTTGCTGGCATCTCTTCAGAGATAACCTTGAAGTGTACCTGCACAGCAAAGGGGTTTTCGGTGTTTACGACATCCTCGTTTTTAAACCCATCGTACCCAGCTATCTGCTCAACCCTGCTTATTGCCATATGCTCCTCTGTCGTTTTTAAAAAGGTGGGGGCCTATACAAGCACCCCCACCTAGAACTACTTAGTCAACTTCCGTCAAGTTACAAGTCAAGATGGTCGTCATCTGGACTTCCGTGTTGGCGATGGTCGTAGTCGTCACAAGCGTGGTCAGACCTGCCAACACACCCTCGTCAACGTTCGCGTCATCAACCGCACCAGCTGTGCCAGAGAGTGGATGCAGAAGCGCCCCGGCCGTAGCATTCTGGCTACGAACCTTGATACCTCGACCTAATCCACCACCTGGACCACGAGCGATCCAACCATAATCAGACGCCGCGAAAGCTACCTGATTAAGGCCGAGAAATTTCGGTCCCGTGTTGATATCGGTGATCTCTGTCATCTCAGCAAGCCAAGTGCCGAGTATGATAGACGCGTTAGTAACATGACAAAGGCTATACACGGTCAATATCTCCGCTGCCTTTACATATAACCATTGCCCACCAAGATTATCGATACAAGTCGTACCAACGGGGAAAAGAGCGGTTGTGCTAGTTTCCTCGAATCGTGCGCCGGTCATACTGACCGGAAAAACTCCTGAAAGTGCCATAAACAAAATCCCTTAAAATAGTCGATTAATCGTTATTAAGCACACCAAGACGGGAGTAGTTATTCACCACTAAATTCCCCATCCATGCGAGGTACGAAATAAAGCTATCCTGATTGAAAGATTCTCGTCGCGGCAATTGCACAAGATTTCTCTGTGAATGCGCTACAAGATCCACACAATCGGGATCGATCCAGTACTGCGTTGCTGTCGGCATACCGCTGATAGTAGGCTCGAACACAACTTCGGCTTGCTTATAGCCATAAGTTTTGAATCCGAGTTTCGCCATCTTTCCATTCTCATTGGTGATACGTTGCAACGCATGAACGTTACCTTCGTAGTAACCAAAGGAAGTGTTATCAGCCAGGATTACCTTCGTATTTCCGCGCTTTCCTGCGATTAACAGATCAAGTCTATCCATGTAGGCAACAATGTTGGCCGCCGACATTGCAGCGCCACCATCGGTTGTACATCGATAGAATTGGTTTTTCGCAAAGTCGTATGACGCCCTTGCAATACCACCAACCGTGCCAGTGCCGTTATCGCTCGCGATCAACTGCCACCCACCGATCTGATTAGGCGCCGATCCATCCGAGAGCATGTCTTCATTGAAGCTGTTCTCGAATGAAAGCTTCGCAATTTTTACCCTAGATTTCAGGAGGTCCCTGTACTGTGAACGACCTGCGTTCTGGAGAATCTCCCGACCATTGGCCTGGATATTCAAAGCCACCTGACACCATGGATATTGAAACGAGGTCATCGTGTCATTACTGGTGGTGTTCAAAGGCTCATCGCCGGAGTACCGCTTATATGAGCCGTTTTCAGCCCAGATTACTGGCACAACGATAGTAGGACCGCCATCAACCGTACGTTTCGGCACAGCTGCGGATGTCGCGTTTTTGGTGAGAATGTTATCGTACAATCCACCCTCTTCAAGCATTTGGATAGTTGTCGAGAGCAACTCCCCAAAGTTCGCATTTGGACTAGTCATAAAATATACCTATAAGAATTTTAAGTTAAGCCGAGAAGCCATGAGCATCAAGCGATGCGTCGATAGCCTCATCAATGTTTACTATTTTTTTACGGCCACTTCCTACACCGGAACTCGGCGCACCGTGTATCGAGCTCGCCGCTGCTTGAGCCTTCTTAGCTTGCGCGGGTGCTCGTACGCCTGGTTGCGTCTGGGCTGGAATTTTAACGCCGTGAGCTGCACGCGCTTGTGATAGGACAGTCTCGTACGCTTGATCGAGTGCATGAGTGAGAGGGAGGCCCGGATTACGGGCTATGATCTCACTATAAACTGTCGAGATCTGCGGAGCGTACAACCTGGAGAATTGTTCTCTGTTGTTGCCCTGCGAATCAGTTCCATTTCGAAACTGATTAATCTCCGCTTCTATCGATTGCGTCTTTGTCTGCTCTACTTGTCGCCTATACTCTTCGGCAAGCTCCTTGGCTTCCTGAGCATCGGCGAGCGCTTGCTCTACCCGTGGGTCGTTACTGTAGCCGGTCTGATCTTCTTGTTGGGCTCCATCACCAAGGAAGTGCTGTGGTGTGAGGTTTGCTTGTCGCATTAATTCAGAAATAGCTGTGCGTGGATCCTCTTTAAAGAGTTTGTTCCACCCGAGCATATTCCCCATTAATCCGATAGCTCCCGGCATATCGTAGATACCCTGCTCTTTCAGCTGTTGCTGATATGGAGCAAATACCTCCGATGTTTTCCGAGCTATCTCACGTCCCTGCTGCGATTCCGAGGTCATTCGGTTGACCCATTCCTGTGCTTGCTCAGCTTTCCTAGCAACTATCTCCTGCAGTTCTCTAGATGCTGGTGCAAGCAACTTCTTTTCCTCAGAACTCCAGAATGGCGGGTCACTCACTAGCTTGGCACTAGAGCTAGGCTTTGCGGCCTCGTCTGATGCTGCTGTTTTTGTGGGTACCTTCTGGCTCTTAGGATCTGGTGTGGTTGGCGTGGCCTCTACGGCTTCATCGGAAACTTCCGGAGTTTCGGCGGGCTCTTCGGGGGCTTCTTCGACCTCTGCGGTCTCTTCTACGGTTTCGGTGTCGGGTGTGTCGTCAGCGTCTTCTTTGAGCTTAACCTCAGCGGCGTCAAGTGCGGTATCGAGCATTTCTTCGACAACTTCGTTATCATTCTTCATGGATTAACTGCCTATATCTCGCTAGTCGTTCTTGATTTTCGTACTGCCGCTCTCTGAGTTTGTCTGGATTGCTATGGATTGATTCAGCGTGCTCGATCGCATCCATTATCTTATCGTCAGTGAGATATTCTTGGCGGGTATCTGGTCTCTTGCTTAATAAATCATCACCGACGATGGTGTATCCCATTGCCGCGGTATCTTTTTCGTATCTACGCCGAGACGTGTAGCGTTTGCCTGTTACGGGATGTCGCAAGTCTGGTAATTCGTCTGACTGTACAAACGGGGCGTTAACTACCGCCTGGTTTGGAGTAATTTCGCAGAACTTGCCATTTCGCCATGCGTAAACTGATCGGGCCATAATTAGGTGAGCTTGGTATTAATTAAATACTGCTGTTTCAATGATTATGGTCATACTATGCAAACTTTGCATAGTGACTGCCAGAAAAGGGCGCTTAGCACAAAATAGTTGGCCACGGGTGACCATGAGCCAACTATTCAACTTAATTGAAGTGGTTGATTTTACTAGCTAATCAACTATTTATATTTAATTATTTAATGATTAATCTTTAATTACTGACTTTCCCACCAAGCCCAACCAAAAGCCCGGACAACCCCGAAATATATATAAGCCCTAGCCACGGCGAGCGGTTTACCCTCTGCAATTTGTAGCATCTGCTCTAGAAAGGCTCGGTCGACCCTAGCTCTGGTCAGATTAAATTCATGCCATGAGCCACGAGAATATGCAGCGTCGTGCCACGCGCATGCCGCATAAAACTGTTTATCCTTAATTGTAATCGGAGGGTCACCGCATCCAGTAAACTTTGACTCCTTACGCCATAACCCCATAAAGCCCCCTATGCAGAATCACAAACCTACCCCATCCTAGAGAAAGGCAATCATTAAGGAGTAATCCCATGCTGTTCATGCTCGACAAGATCCTCTCTATCCTTCCCGCCAATCGCTGGAAGTCCATCATCGGATTCATTCTCGTATCGTTGCCGCACGTCATCCCTAACTTTCCCGTGGGTGAAGCGGAGAACGCCGTCACTCTCATCGGGCAGCTCTATCTCTCTCTTGGTCTGATCCATAGGGCAGTGAAGAATATACATACTAGTTAAGGAGCAATAACAGTAGGACACCCTCCTCCTCCTCCATCTCCAGAATCGTTTGAGCTAGTGCCATTTTCGCTAGAGCTAATTTCTGTAGCTCTAATATTGTGGCTTCTATCTGAGCCATGCTTTCTATTTGAGCAATACGAGCGGCTGTATCATTATATTGACGGATCCGATTCTGAAGCTCTTCAGTGTGCGCCTCACTCGCCTTAGTAATGACAAGCTCGACTTTCTCCGTCGGTTCAGGCTCGTCGGGCTTCCTACGCCGCTTAATAGCATCACTAACATGCTTCCAAGTATTGTCTCCGTAGTTCTTCGGGTTGTAGAGGTAGTAGAAGCTCACGGACACCTCCTTTATTTCGGAGTACTTTCGCCCAATATTTCCTCAAGTCTTCCGGCTACTTTTAGCCTATCAATACTATCTCTAATCTCTCGCAGGGGGTGCCCCATAGCCACCAACCTCTGGGCCAATACTTCTAGTTCTATCTCTCGCTGAACCATCTGCAGCACAAGAGTGTCGAGCCTTCGTTCTTGCTCATGTATCGGAATGGCTCTTCGTAAGATTGTTGGCATATTGTCACCTTATGTTGGCATGGTCCTATACCACGCAGATACGTAAAACGAGTATGTATTACCAAGCGTTAGCCCCATTATAGCAACTTGGAACGCTTCATTTGCACCACCATCCCAATGGCCCGGAGAGAAATCTATGAAATGATTTGGCGACGGAATACCCCAAACTTCTTTGTTGGTGGAGTCGTAAATGGTACCTGTAAATAGTGAGTGAGCGGCAAACGCGCTAGCACCAAACCTAAAATATAAACCCTCTGATTCAGAGCTACCGAGAGCGTTGTTGCTCTCTATTATTGCAGCGATATGAATCTTGTAAACCTGACTCTTTAGTCCAGCACCTGGGGCGGCGATAAGCGTCGTAACGCCACTCCCCGTAGTGAGCGATGTTGTCGCCATCAACATGCGGTCTGAATCTATTATAAGCCTATTCCTACGATCTGTTGTGAAGTCTGCACGATCAGCACTTGCAACAGCGGTGAGCCCATCGTTATTGGTGATGGCCTTACCACCCACCTTTATAGGATTACCTGAATCAACAGCATCGTTTGCTACAAACCCAGTGGCGTACACCTCGCCGCTAGCTGTGAAGTCCTGAAAATTCAACGACCCATCAAGTGGCCACACGCCCATAACGGTAAACCCGCTAGCGTTGATTCCTGTGGGGATAACAGAGTTTCCAAAGATATCCTGGAAGGCTATCGGTATGGCGGCAGTGCCAGAGGTTGCAGCTCCCGTAGCCACTGCGCCCTGAACCTTGATAGCGCTCGTCCCACTCGCGGCAAGCTTGGTACTCATCGTGGTTGCAAGGGTTTCAATATCAGCAACGTTTGTGTTGATAGTACCGGCCAAGGTTTCGATATCGTTAACATTGGTACTAATGGTAGTGGCCAGGTTCTCAATATCAGCAACGTTTCCGCTGATAGTCGTAGCTGTGGTGCTTATCGTTGACGCGGTAGTTGAGATTGTTGAGGCCGTAGTACTGATAGTACCAAGGGTGGTGTTGGTGGTACCTATTAATGTCTCAACGCCGTCGACGTTGCCGCTTATCGTAGCCAAGGTCGTGTTGGTCGTACCAACAAGAGCCTCGATGCCATCTACGTGAGTAATAATAGTCGACAACCTGGTGTTAGTTGTTCCGACAAGAGTTTCAATATCATTAACGTTGGTGCTGATAGTCGACAAAGTAGTGTTTGTCGTACCTATTAACGTTTCAACACCATCTACGTTCCCGCTAATTGTTGCTAGTGTGGAATTAGTTGTTCCGATTAACGCCTCTACTCCATCAACATTACCGCTTATGGTGGCAAGAGTAGTGTTCGTAGTACCGACTAGTGTCTCAATATCAGCGACATTGCCAGACACCACCAATAACGTAGCTTCTGTTGCCCCACCTGGCACGCTAATCGTACCCGTAACAGGCATCGGATTTAGCGCGGTAACCTGGGATTCAGCGGTGCCATCACCCACGTCGATACGAACATGCTGCAAGAGCTTTCCGGTAGTGTTGGCGGTAGACCTCACCGGTAAGTCAGGATTACTGCTAATGTAGCTATTGGAAACTAGGGCGTTGTCGGTAGCCATGTCTTACCCTTAAATATCCGTGGACCTACCTATCAATGACCCGTCAGCGCCGCGTTGCATCACAATCTCTTTGCTACCACCGGGGTTATAGATATGAATAGCTGGCGTGGCCGATTGCTTCGAAGATTCACCGGCCATCTTGATAGCGTCTAACGTTTCTTGCTGCTTGAGCCGAGCCTCTTCGATAAGCTTCTCGCGTTCAGACAGCACAACCTTATACTGTTCAATCTCAACACGCTGCCGCTCAACTTCGGTTGTAAATTGCGCCTTGAACTGGTCAAGCTGCGCAGTCAGTTGATCCATTTCTTTCTTGTCCATTATCTTAGCGGACTCAAGCTGGATCTTCTGCACATCCACGTCGTAACGCATCTGTGCTTCAGTGGCCCTCTGCTGTAGCTCCTGTGCTTGGAACTGTAGTTTCTGCATATCAACCTGCTGAGTGGCCTGCATTTCCATAGCATGGTTCTGCATTTCGAGCTGCTTAAGCTCATTCTTCGCCTGAATATCCTGTGCGTAAGCCTGGGCCTGAATAGTTGCCGGGTCAGGCTGTGGCGGCTGTGGATTCTCAGCGGCTGCCTTATCGTTATCCTCAATCTTTTGCATAGCCATATTCCATGCGCCCTCAGTACTACGACCAGCGCGGAACGTACGAGCCGCTAACTGAGCAGACTCGATCATTGGTGCCATTAGTTCAGGCCTAAACTGGGACACGTTCTGTAGTGAGCCAACAAGGCTACTCATAGCCTCAACGTACTGCATAACTGCGGCTCTATTCGCATCCTCGTCCGTTGATATGGTTGAGTCAGTCTCGATACCCACACTGAAAGTACGAAGCCTGTCGTTACGGAGGAGCGCCAAAGCTTGTGGCCACATTGCTTGGTCATCAGGGGACATCTGAGCAACGCCAGCCATGAGGGCGATGGTCTCATCTGAAAATAAGCCTTCCTCAAATATAATCTCAGCCATCTTACTGATGATTTCACGACAGAATCGCTGAACAGCTCCCTGCTTCTCAGCTATCTTTATATTAACCCAGTTGGATTTTAACTGTTGTGCCGCTGCTGTTTCTGAAGGGTCGCTACTACCGCGAACGATGTCAGGTATCCCCGTGATCTCCCATATCTGGGCGAGTACGAGCTGCTTTTCCTCCTGCAGTGCAGGGAGTGCCGCAATGCACTGGTCGAACGGCATCCAGTCGATGGCGCCTTTGAGACCACCACGCTCAACAAAGCTCACCCAGTTATCGATAGGCCAGAGTTGGCCATCGGCGAGGGTGAGCATATTCTTAATATCTTTATTGAATATTGACGCCGTTGCACCGACAAGACGGATGCAGTTAATCATCGCAGTTTCGCGCATGCATATATCGTTGTACTGCTCGGCTAACCGCTCATAGATTCGATAGTCTGGAGTAGGCCACTGGCTCGACGTGGTCGTGGTAGCGAGTAGCGGGAATGGACATGGAAAGAATCCATCTAGATGTAACGGGTCATCTTTAATATCAAGGCATGAATCTTTGTAATCAAGACAGATAAAGTAAATCTTTTTGGTTTCTTTATCCCAGATTTCCCAAACCTCATACTGCGTACCATAGTTTTTAGACTCCTCGTCGTTATTGCTTTCGCGGGCTTCTTTAACTGCAGTACCACAACACTTTAGAACCTCTTCCCCAAAGCGCTCCTTGAACTTAGCCTTTGAGAGGAAGGCGCGCCGTGCTTTCCAACGTACTTCATAGGGTGTACGAGCTGGCGCTTCTAGGTAGTCCTGCCAATAGACGTAATCAACGAGGACCTTCTCGCTATTAGGTTTCACTACCTTCTCGGGAAGCTCTTCGCTCTCAAGCTCTGTATCAGGGTCATCACTCTCGTAGGCATCGGCGTCATCTTCTTGGAGCTCGGCAATCTCGAAGTCGGCATCATACCGAAGCCAAACCATCCCACATCCGGGTAGGAGTCTGTCTTCTACTGCGGAAGACACGCCATAGTTAAATGCATCTTGCTGCACTCCGATCATGAAGCTCACCGCACGCTCTCCGCCTAATGCGGCCAACCTACCAACTGGATCCATATCCCTATGACGGCGCTCAACTACAGGCTTGGGGGTCCGAGCATACAGGGCCGACTTCATCACCTGCGTATTAGACCAGAGAATATTATATGGCGCTAAGGCAAGATTACGCTCGTGTGTTGGGGTAATCCCGTAGTTACCGGCACCTCGATAAATCCGCTCGATGCGCTCACCAGTCTCAATGTAACTTGTGCGTTCTTTAGAGTCGAGAACCTTTTGGATCTCACGTATCCATTTATTAGCTGTTGAGCTTGCTGATTCTTCGGTAGTTTTACGGCTCATCGTTTCTTTCTTCCTAGGATTTCCCAAGACTCGTTTAGTGTAGGAGGCCTGAACTGTTCAGCAAGCGTTTTAGAAGTTGACGGTGCTTCCCTAACCCAGGGTCTTGCCATCAGTAAATAGCGAACACGATCGGCACAGTGATCGTCACCTGGTGCGCAATCGCTTGTATCGTTCAGGTCGTGTTGAAGGTTGCCCATGGTGTCTAGGTCCCCCGCCGCTTCCTCGAACCAGTATACGGCTGGGATCCCATTTTTGCCAACCAGTCGTTCTCGTATCTGCATCCAACCTGAAGCGCGGCGATTATCGGCCCTAGAGAAGTGGACACCTGCACTAGAGAATATCTCGAATATTGAAGGACCGTGGCCACGTTTTTCCATGATATCACCACCAGCTACTCGAGTGGATATTTGGCCGTCATGACGTTCCCGAGAGATGATACCTTCGGCTACAGCGGAAGCTGTAGTTTTGGGGAGGCCGTGACCGGTCCACCTGCGGTAGAAGATTATTGAGCCACGAGGGTATTCGGGGAACGAGCCGTCGCTTACGGCTGCCCAACCGCAACTAAAGGGGTCACCTTCGCCGGCGGCTCCCCAGTCCATAGCCATGAGGCGTGTCCATGATGATGGAATTTGAAATGATTTGACTACATGGATTGAGCGGTCTATTTCGGGGAAGAACGCACCCATGATCGCATCCCAGTTCCCCGCGAGAAGAGCGGCCACGAGTTGAGGCGGAAGACCTTTAAGTTGTTTTTTGTAGGCTTCTCTATTTATGTGTGGGTTGTCATCAATTTTAGCAGGAATAAACACGGTAGTTGCACCACCATCTTCTTCTGAGGCTACGTGTGGCACCCCTGGGGGAGCGCAGGATATAAAGGAGTTCTTAATAAACGCATGTCCGACACCACCGGGATTACTGGTTAGGACCTCACGTGGGAAATAGTATTCGGCCTCTGTTGGGGAGGCCCATTCATGTTGAGGCTTTTTGTATTTATCGGGAATTTTAAGACTTTTAGGCATACGCAAGCGTGAGCGTAAAAAACGGATCATATATTCCGTGAACTGAGTAGCTTCCTCGATCATAAGGACGTGGAATTCGGGGCCATAGTATTTGGTGAGATTCTTCTGATACTGGAGATGACAGAGGAAGATACGTGAGCCATTCCAAAAGCGGATCTCGCCATCGACTATATCGCAAAGCACACCACCGATTAGGTTAGACTGTGGGTGCTTAGTGTTACACCAAGGGGCCAACATTGCGTTGAATCCGGTTGGGCCCTGTAGGTGGTTTTTGTCTAGATCGTCGTACAGCCTGCGAAAAAGATACACATTGAGCCCAGGGATTTCCATACACCAAAGAATAGCGAGGCATCTTGATAGATAGCTTTTACCACCACCGGCTGCGCCCCCATAGAGGATTGAGGTACAGTTGGATTGCATTACTTCGGCTTGTCGTTCAGTAAGCTCGATATTGATTTCAGGTTTTACGGACGAGGGGATCATGTACCCATATTTATAACCTTGCGTCTGGCTGCGCGTCTATGCCGTGAGTATCAAAGAAGGATTATGAGTAAGTCGCGACGTGCTCATTTTTTAGCGACAGAGATATTTAGTACAGGTGCGAGGAGAGAGCTACCGTCAGCGCCGGTTAGTTCAACCTGTGATTTCTCGCGCCATTGGTGCTGAGTTTTCAGGTAAAAACAGATTGCGCCGGTATCACCGTTTCTTATATTCCCGAATAAAGCTGAAACAGCGGTTGATAAACAATCATCGACACCTTCGCGCAATTCCTTCTCGAAATTCTTGACGAGAGTTTCGACGGAGCAGCCCATACGTTTTGCAAGGCGTTCTTGGGACATGCCATAGCCTGCGAACTTACGCACTTCGGCGCGGTCGTCGTCGGTGAATACTAGTGTGGGCCTACCGAGTGGGGGCCCGTTTTTTTTAGCCACGGTATTACCTTGGTCTAAACCAGTTAACAGCGAGCAGGAGCATGATGATGCAGCAAGCCCAGAGACTACCGAGGAGCATACCGATTAGAAGGTCATGTCCCGTGGTAGTCATAGATCTAGATTAGCAGGTGTTGCCTGTGGTTGCCTAGCCGGCACGCAGATGGTAGCAATTTTAGTAGC